CTGGATTTTTTCACCAAGGAAGTAAAATAATTATGCCAAAATGGGGATATTCTGGGACTTGTGGTTTAGGAAATAAATTCGATAAAAGTAATTTAAAATTTTATTATTAATTATTATAATGTTACTAAAAAATTTTTATATTTCTACAGTAAATAAAAATGAAAAATTTACAGGAGGGTGGTCTCAGTTATATTATGGTGTTATAAGCAAAGTAATTAATAATAATAATTATAAAAATTATTGTGAAGTTGGAATTGGTTATGGTACACATGTAAAATATGTATTAAAAACAACTGATATTGAAAAAGTTTATTTAGTTGATCCAATGAAATATTATGAAAATGATGGATTTCCATTAGATATTATAAATAAAAAATGTAGTAATCCCATAAAAAATGATAATAAATATGATAATTTTGAAGAACTTTATAATCTAATATCTGAATATCTTAGTGATTTTAAAAATAAAGTTTGTTGGATTAGAAAAGAAAGTGTTACTGTTACAGATGATGAAATACCAGATGAATCATTAGATTGCATATTTATAGACGGAGATCATTCATATGAGGCGGTAAGAAAAGATTTGAAATTTTGGTGGAAAAAACTAAAAAAAAATGGTTCAATGCTTGGAGATGATTATTACATGGGTGATGTTAAAAGAGCGGTTAACGAGTTTGCAGAAATGATCGATCAAAAACCAGAATTTTTAACAAATAGTAAAGATAATAGGTATCAAATTTATAATTTTGTTAAAAAGTAAGTTTTTTATATTTTTAATATATATATAAAATGTTAATTTGTATTTATTCTAATTGTCAGTTTAATGGAATTATACCAAATTTAAAAACAAATTTAAAAAATATAAATATAATCGCACTTGAAAATTATAGTTATATTATAAAAAAACACAAATTACCTATAGAGAAATTATCTAAGGTAGATGTTTTTATATATCAACCTATTAGAAAAGAACACGGGATATATTCTACAGTTGATAATATGACAAATATTATAAGTTATCTTCCAAAAAAATGTTTAAAAATATCATTTCCCTATATTTATAACTCTGGTATTTGGGGATTAACAAAAGATGCAATTAAAAAAGATGATGGTACAACACAAGGAAATAGAGATTGTATTTTAGAATTAAAAAATAAATCGCTAGATGATATCATTGATATGTATAAAAATAATAAAATAAATTTTAATTATAAAAAAAGATTTAATTCATCATTAAGTAAATTAATAGAAAAAGAAAAAATATGTAATATTAAAATTTCTGATTTTATAGTAAGTAATATTAAGAAAAAAAAATTATTTTTTACTCAAAATCACCCCACACCATTTACATTTACACATATTTGTAAGCAAATACTTGATATAATTAAATTACATTATCCTGAATATATTATAAATTTAACATACAATTATGTTAGTTACAATTCTTTGTGTAGAGGTCTCAAATGGCCTATTTGTGAAAGTGATATTAAATATTGGGAATTTGAATATATATCTAAATCTGAAGAAGGTTCCGATGATTATTACATTGATTTAATAACTAAATATTACAATAATAATAGCAGACACAATGAGGGTATTGCGGATGTATATTATTAAATATATAATTTATTTGAAAATTAATTTATTTGTAATAAATTAATTATTTACTATTAATATATGAATCAAGAATTTGTTGTAATTGAACCATGGTCTGGTTTATGTAATAGACTACGTGCAATATTTTCTTTTTATAAGTTATCAAATAAATTAAATAAGCAATTTCTTGTTGTTTGGCATTGTCATAGAGGAAATCCTTGTAGGGGTAATATATTGGATTATTATGACAAAATACCAAATGTAGATTATATTATTTTAAAAAATAAAGACGAAGTATCAAATCATACATATAAGGGTATCCAATTATATCAAAGGAATAATAAACAAAATAAACCATATAATATAAATTCAACTGGTGGAGAATATTGTAATGGTTCAAGTCCAGAATATTGTGGAAAATATAGTAATTTATATCAAGAATTAAAATTAAAACCATACATGCAAGGTATAATTAACAATAATAAATTAAAATTAAAAAAATATATATATCAGTTCATATAAGAAGAACAGATCATAAGCATCATGAACAAGATGAAAATTATATTAATTTTCTTAAAAAATATCCAGAATATAATATTTATATAGCATGTGATAATTCTAATACACAAAATAAATTTTATGAATTATTTAAGGATAGAATACTTATAGAAAAACATAAGGCTGGAAGGGACGCGGGAAGTCGATTTACAGACTTAAAAGACACAATTATAGATTTACATATGTGTATTGAAAGTGATATATTTTATGGGACACATCATTCTAGTTTTTCAGAACTTATATATTCTAAAAGATATTTTGATAATAAAATGAATGATTATGAATTAAAAATTGCTAAGAAAAAGGGTGCAGTAAAAATATAATACACATTTCGTCCTTTTCAAAAATTATTTCAGTATCATTATTATAAATATTACAATTTTCAAGATTATCTTGTAAAGCCAAATATCGTTTTTTAAATAAATTACAATCTTCTGGTAAATAAAACATAATTGATTTAGATTTTGTTTTTTCTTTATTATTTATTTTATAAATATTTTATAATGAGATTAATGAAATTTGTTTACTTTTATACGAATAAATTATTTTCGGTTTAAATTTTTTTAAAGGTTCATAATTCACAGATAACCTTCTATATTCGCCATTATTTATATCAATATTATCACTTTTCTGATTACCGTCATTAATAATTAAAATACATTTGAATTTTTTTTCTTTAATTATAAAATTTAACAAATCATCTATTGATTTGTTAGATAAATGTTGTAAAACATCTTTTAAAATACATAAATCTCCTGATTCTATTTCTTCTTTATTTGTAACAAAATCTAAGTGTACAAACGTATGTTTAGAATATTTTTTTTTATGTGATATTATTAATTTTTTATATGCGTCATAACCAATATAATTAATATCAGGTAATCCCTCATATATTAAATATGAAGACTGTAGATCACCGCATCCTAGATCTACTACTTTATTTATTTTATTTTGTATAATAAATTTTTTCACAAATTCTATATATGCTTTACATTGATTTAATTCTGAACCACCCCCGCTTGTACCTTTATATGAATTATCTATTGAACTGTTATGACCCCATACATTATTTTCATATATTTGTGTAAAAATATCTATATTATTCATATTAATATATATTGTTTTATATTGTTTATATCATATTTAATTGTAATATTAAATATGATGTATTTGTAAATTAAATATGATGTATTTGTAAATTAAATATGACGTATTTGTTATTTTTATTAATAATTAAAACCGTATCTTTATAATAAATATTGCATTTTTCTAAATTGTCGTGTAGAGACAGATATTTTTTTTTAAATAAATTACAATCTTCCGGTAAATATATCATTATTGCCTTTGATTTTATTTTATTATTTATCATAAATAAATGAGTAATATTATTTATATTTTCTCTAATAAAATATAATTTTTTTTCAAGTTTATCATTTTTTTCAACTAAATCAAAATTATCCAAAAATAAATTATCATTTTTTTCAATTATTTTTTCAAAGTTTATATGAATATTTAAATCAAATTGATTTATCCAATGGTGATGATTATACTGAAATTTTTCTTCAGCCAGTTCTTTAAAATGACCCAGTCCCCATGTTTGCCATTTTATACCTTGTTTAATCTCTAACACGTTAAAAATAGCAATGGCTCGTTCTGTAAATCCACCTATTACACCCCAATGGGTTTGTGATTCACAACCATTATATTTTAATACCCATATTTCATCACATAATATTTCCAACCATCTGCATAATTTTTCAAAAATATGTGTAGGATAAATATTTGTTTGCCATAATGAAAACGGTAATCCTTCTAAATCTTTTTTTGTATGATTTTTATTAAAATGTTTATTGTAACTATCCATAAGAAAATTACAATTTCTTAATGTTGGATGCATCCAGTTATGCCATGTATTGTTAGATACAATATTATTGGTTGTCCATTCAATAATTATTTTATTATTTTCTAATTTTGGTAGAGGTTTATCATGTGTCATATCATATTGGCAAAACCCAACATATTCTTTATCTTTATATAATTTATTCCAAAATACATGCAAATATACGGATGTTTCCATATATCCCCTTTTTTGTAAAAATGGATTATAAATAGGTAAATCATATTCTATAACGTTTTTGTAATTTTTATTATTTACTATATTTTTAGAATGTAACTCATTTACTCCGAAAAATGTAAAATTTTTCCTAATTATATCTTCTGTGTAACAAGATTTAAAAATTTTATCAGGGTGAACATTTTTGTGATAAACTATAAAAATTTCAATATCTGTCATTTATATAATATTATATTTATTTAATATTATAATTTAAACAATATAAATTTAAGCATTAATTGTTTTACCGTGACTTTTATGATAATACGTTAACCATTTTTCTACATGTTTTGAACAGTCTATATCAAATAAATAGTACATCATTTCTCCCCATAAAGGTAGATCTCCCCACCTATACTGATATATTCCATTGCTTTTATCTATATATTCATGATATTTTGAAAGTATATCCCATTTTTCTCTTATTTTATTCAAATCCATTCCAAATATATTAGTATATGGACCAACTTGATTACGAGACTTAATATTTTTAAAATTATTTTCTTTTAAAAAGTTCATTGTAGTATTATTTAAATTCACAACTACAAATCCTGGATCTCCAAATACATGACCATATAAAAATGGTGAATTATTATTAAGTAAGTGTTCAAATGCTCTATCAATCGAAAATCTAATAAAACAATCTTCGTCTATTCTTAAAACATATTGATAATCTTTTACATAGTGATAAAAGTCTTTAAACCAAAAATTACACATATGTCTATATCCATATCCCCACCAAGGTTCATCTGTTCTAGGATAAAACGTTGTATTTTCTTTTTCTTTTAAGAAACATTTATCTGAAATATTAATAAATTTCATTATAAGATTTGGTTGTTTATTCTTAATATGAGTTTGATGTTCATCTGTAATATTACCTTCATGAAAAAAAAGCAAAGGAATTGTTTTATCTTTTAAATTTCTATCAATATTTATATTCCTTTCGAGTAATACATTGTATTTATTAATATCATCATAACCACGTGTAAGAACTAAAATTGCTCTAGACATATATATATATATATAATAAATATATTAATTTTTTTTTTAATATAATTTAAAATTTACTAAGAAATAATATTATAATTTATAATTATAGTTAGTATCAATTATTAAATCTATTATTTTATTGTTTTTCTTCAGAGAAAAACAATTACTCCAAAATTTTATATCTTCATAAGTTTGATCCCAACATTCATCATTAACCTTAAACAATTTTTTTGTACCAATTCTATATGTATCAAAATTATTTTTTGATAAGAAATCAACAATATCCTTCATTGGGTTTTTTATTCCTGGTCCACGATGATCATCTAAACAATCACTGCATTCAAACACTATATACTCTGTTTTGTTAAGGTATTTTTCAAACCCTTTTATTACATTACTATCATTACCTTCTACATCAATTTTAAGAAATTTTATTAGTATATCTTTATTTTTAAAGTGTTGATCTAAAACATCTTCTAATCGTTTTACTTTTGTTTCGCATATAAAATTCCCACCACCTCTTAATCCTGCAATACCATTCCCTATTTTATTATCTGAATTTCCTTTCCAATTATAAAAATTAGCAACTGTATTTACATTTGATAATGCACACTTATAAAGTGTAATATTTTCGTTTGAATGAATTTTCTTTTCTATTTCAGGTATATTTACAGGATTAGGTTCAAAACATAAAATCTGAGAGTTATATTCACTACAAATTGTTTTTAAGTTTTGTATATAATCCCCGACATTACATCCTACATCTATTCCTACTATTAATTTGTCAGTATCATATTTCTTAATTACTTTTATAAGTTTCTTAATTAATAAATTATGTGGGTTATCACTTCTGAATTCATGTCGTTTTTGTTTATAATAATCAACAATATTTGATGTTATTTCCATATTATACACTTAATTTCTATAATATTATGGAAATTTAAACACATATAAAATATTTAATTTTAAATTCAAAACTGATTAAAAATTAATAAATTAATAAATAAAAAAACAAAACATAATATCCCCTAAAATCCCCACAAACTCTTTTTTTTCTTTTTTCTGGACCGAGATTTTCTAGTTAATTTTCTCTTATATATTTTGTTTTTTCTAGATAATTTTCGGGTTTTTCGTGATAATTTTTTCAGTTGTCGTTTGGATTTATTATCTTCTTTTTTCTGAGAGGGAATATAGCGTAAAAACCACCATTCATATTCCTTTGTACCTCTTTTATTCTTTAATTCTTTATATTTTTCTAATTTTTCGGCTCGTAAATTTTCTTGAGTAGATTGCTCTCCATAGCATTCTATACTATATCTTTTCAACAATCCTTTTTGTTTTAATCGGTTTTGTTGTAATATTTTAAATAAATATTGACTCATGCAAAGAATACGATTTACATTGTAGTATGGTTTGTTAGTATACATAAATGCCAAGTAAAAACTAAGCATAGTATCCAATGTTGCTATTCTTATTTTGCGATTATCAACTGTAACCGTATTATAACTATGACATGCTATAGGTTCATAAATAAAGGCAAAAGTTTCAGGACCAATACTTACTTCATAATGTGTTGGTATGGTTTCACCTATGCCTTTATGTTTTTTAATTTTTATATTTTTTATTCCTGAATCAATCAGTCTTTCTTTTAATATTCTGGTTGTTGTTTCTGGTTCAGTAGAAAGTACATCAAAATCTGGAACTTTTGGTACTCTTTTTCCCTTAAATTGTTTTAAATCTTGCAAATACATGCGATTTGCCATTGCACCGAAAAAAATGCACCCTTGCGCAATCAGTGTATTTCTCACAATAACAAATAATTTATCTTGTAAATCATCTAGAAATTCATCTTCTTCTGTATATGTTTCATGTTCCCTTTCACCACCCTTTTGCGAGTTGGTATTTGATTTTTTTTTATTGCTTTTATTGCTTTTTGTGCTTTTATTGCTTTTATTGCTTTTCGTGCTTTTATTGCTTTTCGTGCTTTTATTGCTTTTTTTGCTTTTTGTGCTTTTAT